TTAATTTAACGGCAGTGTAATGGCGAATTTTGCTCCAACGTCCGACTCAACCAATTGAAGTTCGCCTGCACTTCGGTAGATTGCTTCGCGCGCAATACTTAAACCTAAACCAGTACCGCTGGGCTTCATTGTAAAACCCACATCGAATAACTGGTTATGAAACTGGTCTGCTACTCCAACTCCATTGTCATGCACAAAAATTGTAGTCTTACCCGATTCCAGCTCGTTAGCAGTAAAATCTATTTGCGATGGTTGAATGTTATGATGTCGAAGCCAGTACATTGAATTGTCGATCAAGTTGGTCAATGCTGTCGCGAGATCTTCTGGGTAGCCCTTGACTGCTAAGCTATTAATCTCAGTCCCAATCTGAAACTGAAGCCCCATTTCATCAGCCTTACTTCTAAACAAGTAAATGGTTTCGTCGATTACTTTAACCACAGAATAAATTTGAGGTTCTCCACGGCGAGCACCTGCTAAGGGGCTCAAAGCAGTGAACAATGCACGTAGTGAACTGGCGCTTCCCGTCATGCCATGAAGGATCTTTGGAACCTCCGCTCGATCTTCGTAGGCTTCCTTGGTATTTTCAAAAAGAGAGGGCCACCATCTCTCCAAACGTACCACCTCTGTTTCTATAAAAGCCAAAGGAGTATTTCCTTGATGCATCACCTCGCCGATGATCAGTCCTAAGGTCACTTGGGCTTCTAACTGGGCTTGACGGGCTTCAAGATCTTTTAGGTAGCCAGTCAGCCTCTCTGATTCGCGTGTAATCAGTTTCTGTGCCTCAGCCCGGTCACTCTCAGATAACTTCGCGAGTAGTTCCTGCGCCCAAGGAAGTTCTGCTTGTCCTAGAACTTCGCGGAATCCGCTTTGTTTCCGAGCATCCAAACCTGCATCAATTCTGAAACGACGTCGCCTAGGCTCAACGACTTCTGAAAGCAGGGCTAGAATCAGTGCTTGGAGGCGTCGGAAGCTGCCATTTTCTTCCAGTCCCTCCCGGCTGCTGCGCTCGATGAGCTGTGAGGTGTTTTCATCATCAATGATTACGACCCCCGCTACTTGATTACGACCTATTTTCATTGAAGGGTTTTGAACACGCTTGGCGTCTAACGTCAACCAGTCGTTCTCTGCGTCCCCATATGGACGCACCCGAAACCCTTCGCGGTAGATTGCAATGCCAGCAATACTGTCCAATAGCTTACGAGCTTCACGAACGCCTAAGTGACCGAATCCTGCTTTCTGAGCGGTACTTCGAATTGAGGCAGCTTCTCTGTCGAATATATTCAGCTGCACAAGGAAAATCCCACAGGGTTCCTCGCTTTCTTTGAGAGGAGATGAAAATTTAATCGACTCTGGTTCCATCCCTGCACGACGGATAGTCATCGTGCCGTTGAAGGTTCCATTCTCGTCAAATATCCCGTCCACTGCATAATCGCACGCCTCAAGCATTGGAAACGGTCTAACTTCATAGGGGTCTGAGGTATGCTCTATCTTTCCAGGTGTACTTACAATGGAAGCCCCGTTGAATCCACAAGTCTCATTTGTGCAGTTTGAAAGATCCAATATTATCCTGAAAGGATTACTCCCTCCATTATCGATAGGGCTAACGAGGCGACGAAGCTCATGATGTAAACGAACGATTGCCGCTTCTGACCAATAATCACGAAGGCCGGATATCTTAAGCTGAGTACCTGCTGGACCATCTGTAATAGAACTTTCCACCGGAAAGGAGACATCATCTAGATATTTAGCATTCTCGAACCTGTTCCAATCGAGCTCAGCGATCCTTGTTCTTTCGTACCTACCAAAATCAGTTTCAAAATTTGAACGTGCGACAGAGATTAGTTCAAGGAAGTTGCCAAGTCGAGCGACGGCGAATCGCCCTATACCTTTAGATCCTAATAGCTGTCTGCCTCTTGGGCTCTGCTTTCTGAGTTTTTTATCACTAGTAGCAGGTTCCATCCATTTTTCTTGAATGTCAAAAAGAGACATCCCGTGACCATCATCTTCAAATAGGATGCGCCCGGTTTCAGGATTTTGCGAAGGAATAAATGTAATGCGAACCGTTGTTGCATCTGCGTCATAACTATTTTTTACTAGCTCGATCACCGCTGCTTCAGGGCCACTTATGAGCCGATCTCCAATCGTACGAATTATCCTGGCTCTCGGCCGAAACGTAAGATACGGGGCTGGCCATTCAGAAGGCCGGCCGTTTGGCCAAAGCGGGCCGAATAAACTAGGTGGCGCAGGGGTTTCATTTCCCCAACCATTTTTTAGCCAAAGGCTTTCGATTTGAGCAAGGTCACCAGCAATCTGGCTCTCTAGTTCCGGCTCGCCATACACGGCCCACTCAACGGCGCTATCTTCTTCTGGGGACTCGCTGACGCCCGTCTCATCCGGGAATGCTGAGTCCAGCGCTAAGGATGCTAGTCGCATCGCTGTCAATGTTCTTCTTACTATCGGCTCTATACCGGGATCAGCAACTAAATCATCATAAGTGTTGCTTGCGGCTGACTCGTAACTACTCAAGGCGCTTGAAACAGACACAACGTCATAGTGATCGAAAAATTTTCCGTCTAATTCTAGGGCTTCACAAAAAACACCTCTTTCACCTCCCATTCCCGCCCGGGCCTCTGCTAACCACACTGCTTCTGCAACAGCCGTGCGTGCCGCAGCAGGTTCGGCTGGATCATCAACGTAGAGATCAGCAAAGCGGCGTGCGCACCGTGCAATAAATGCCGTAGTTACCCAAGACGCCGAGCTTCGTTTTTGGTTCTCTTCGTCCATCTTTCTCTCTCTACTCTCTGTACAGATAGCTGCAAGCAATCGCGCAGGCGACGTGAAGCCGCCTTCGAGCTCGATCCGATAAGGAGCTACGTCGGGACCTTAATCTGTTCCAATTTAACCTAACCAGCAGGATTTATCGCCATGCTTATCTGAGCCATGACATTGGCGAAAAGGATAGTGCCGCTGCTCTCAACCGAGTCCAGCAATTACCGCGGTGAGAGGCAAGCCTCGCGTTGGCTTATGCGCCACAGCGCAATCACTGCTTTTTGCCGATTTCCGATTCTATGAATGCCGGAACCACACGAAGGCGTCAGTCAGACCTTGCACATTGGTACCAAGCGTTTCCATTCCCACTGTTGCAATGCTCGCTGAATGGCTAATGCTGTAAAAAAGATGACCTTGTACTAGCAAAAAAACTTCTGAAGATCGGCGTCCTCCTTCTTTGCTTTGCATAGCCGAATGCGGGTATTCCAAAAGCGTGTAGTTCTTTCCGCAATTTATTTGGCTTGACTGATTTTACTGGCGTTAAACGGTGGAGAAATTTGTGGGTTGCGGAAAATTACTAATACTAACCGTCTGATTCATAACGAAAAAAATATGGACTTAAAATCCCCCGCTCGTAAGGGCGTGCCGGTTCGATTCCGGCTTCGGGCACCATCTTGAATCAAGGGTTTGCGGGCGAAAGCTGATGCAAACCCTTGTTTGTTTCTGGTCCGCTATTTTGAAGTTGGTCCGCAATTCACTTGGTAGGCATGACCTTTTTGCCTTTTCGATTGCGGATGTACTGCTCTGTCATAACCACGGTCGTATGCCCAAGTTGATCTCTGGCTTGCAAGATGTCACCGCTGGATTCCGCCTTATCGGTACCCGCCTTGGCGCGCAAGTCGCGCATCTGGAACTCAGCTTTCGGCACCCCGGCCGCCTCCCTGGCCAAGTCAAACCTCCTGCGCAACATCGCCATCGTCATTGGTGTGCCATCCTCTGTAACGATCAGCCGCGTCGAGCGGACCTTGTGCTCTGACTTTCGGGACATGATTCGATCAATCAAAATCTTCAGCTCGCCTGTTATCTCGATCCGACGCTTTGCCTTAGTCTTTCCCTGCAACACCCAAATCTGCCCGTCACGCACATCGCGCTCGTCCATCAGCCGGGTGTCGGTCACCCGTTGCCCGGTCAGATAGGCGAGGTCCATCGCGTCTTGCAGGCCAACATCTGCTTTGTCGTGCACGCACTTGAACAGCGCATCCTCGACATACGTGTCCCGGCCAGTTTCCTTGTTGCCCTTGATGCCCGCGCACGGGTTGGCAAGGGAGGTGTAGCCCTTGTCCCTCGCGTAATTCCAGATTGCGCTGAGCAGCGCCTTCTCGCGATTTGCCCGCACCGGAGCGGCCTTGCGCCAAGTTAGGTACTGGCGAACGTGCAATGGCTCGATCGTTTCCAGCGGAGCAGGTGGATCGTCAAAGAACGCGATCAGGTTTTTCAGCTCGCGCTTGTTGTCGGCCTGTGTGGCGGTGCCTTTGGTTGGGACGATATCGACCATGTATTTTTCTGCGACGTAACGGAACGTGATGACCTTGGCGACCAGGTCGGTTGCGGTGCGATCACGCTCAAGCTTCGCGTATTCCATGATCGCCAGGCCGTAGTCGCTGCCCAGCGGAATTTCCTTGCGGTCCTTGCCGCCCGTGTCGTAGTAGTAAAACACCCGGCCGCTGGCTTTTTTGCGTTCCCGCAGCCTGGCGATCGAGCCGGGTTTGCTTGGTCGTCTTCCCATGTCAGCTGGCCTTACGTGATTTCCATACGGGCTTTTCTGATTCAAATGCGCCGACGGCAGTGACCGCCATCGCGGTGACACTCGGCCAGCCGTTCACTTTAATCGTATGGCGAACACCATTCTTTTTCAGGTTGAGGATCTGACCTGCCTTGGTCCGCGCGCCGGTGAGCTCGCAAACCTCCTCGTGAGATAGAAACTGGATGGTCATGTGATGCTCCATGCCGCGCGTGGCGGCAGAAGGTGGTGATGGGTTATGCGCCGGCCTTGGCCAGAGCCTCGTCGGCAATCTTCATTGCTGTCTGGGCATTGTTGACGTAGGCAGGGTCGAAGCCGCCGCACAGGTGGATGGTTGCTTGGCAGGCGCGCAGGTTCTCGCGGTTGAGTTTCAGCGCGGCGACCAGCTCTTCGTGCAGTCCGCGTTCCTCGCGGCCGATATCCCAGAAGCGCTGGCCCCAGTGTTCTGCCGGCGGCGGGTTGGTGTTCTGCGCGCCGAGGGCCAGCGCTCCGACCACAGCGTCGAGCAAGTCGCGCTTGTAGGCGTTGTCGCCGTCGATGCTCAGGCCTTTCCTGCGCATGGCGCTCACCGCTTCGTTCATATCGAACTGGCTATCGACACGCAGGAAGTCGGCCCTGGGATTGCCAGGCTTGTAGGCGACCAAGCAGAGCTTCGACCCTGGTTCAAGGTGGTTGTAGATGGTGACCATTGCGGTGTTGATGATCTCATCGGACAGTTCCTGTAAATCGCGCATACGAATTCCTCGCCCGCCGTTCACCGGCAGGCTCTTGTGTGGGGGAGGGGTTATAGAGCGAGTTCGACTTGGGCTTCGCGCTGCCAGATCGGCGAACTGTTGTGCGATTCAATGCGGTCGGCGATCACGCAGGCGCGCTGGCCGGCGGTGGGCGGGGCGTACATACCGAAGCGACTGATGCTGCCACCGTTTACCGCGGCGTTTGTAGAGTCGGCCGAGGCAAATGGCAGGTGTTCGAAGATGGCCGGGTCGAGCATGCGGAGCCCGTGCAGCCGGCACGCCGGTCTGCCTTGGTCATCGCAGATGGCATCCATGGCGGCTGCCATCCGCTTCCACCAGGCTGCAGTTCCAGGTGAGCGCCATTGCCCGGAACTGCCGAACGCAACCATCGGCCATTCAGTGGCCAACTTCTGCAAGCGCTCGAGCGATTCGTGCAGGTGCCATACCGGTACGCCGCGCAAAGCCCGTGGCCACGCTGACAACAGCGCATCGTTCGCCACTTCGTCGCCATCAATCACGTCTGGGATGAGAGCCCAGTCGAAGCCCGGGTGCCGGTGCCACTCTTCGACCCACCGGGTATAGCCGTCCACGTCGAGCGTGCCGCCCTTGTTCCATACGCTGAATGCGCCGTTGTCGAACACGAACGACTGACAGACTTCGGCGACGATTCCCATGTCATCCTGGCGCGGGAAGGGCACCAGTGCGTGTCGGCCTGCGAGGAACCGGGCACCGTCCTGGCGAGTGCCGCCGACTGGCGTTCCGTGGTAATGAATCATCCGCTCAGTCTCACCGTTTCGATTTCCACGCCTTGGTGCGTGGCGATGATCGTTTGGTCCCCGCCGAGGGCTTCGGACAGCCGATCGGCGATTTGTTCGTGCCAGCCTTTTTTGATCAGGGCAGTCGCTGCCTTGATGTGATCGACATGAATCATTGCGGTGGTACGCAACTCGAACTGGTAAACGATGGTTTCACCGTCAGATGGGCAGGCGGCGGTGAAAGTGTGGCGGTAGGTGTTTTTGGATTTGTCTTGACTAGGATGAGGAGTAGCCATTTACAAACTCTCCGTGAGACTATTGAGGTTAATGACAACTAATGTGCGAGTAAAGAATTGAAAGATTTTAGGCAGGCTTCTATTTTTATAGTTCTGGTCGCAATCATTGGCGTTTCTGGTGTTTATTTTTATGTGTTTAATGCCGGGCTTTCTGATGATTCAGGAAAATGGTCAGATTTTGGAGGGTACATTGGTGGTTTGATAGGTCCGCTAATTTCATTTGTCACTTTGCTTGCTGTTCTGCAGACTGTTTATCTTCAAAAGCAATTGCTCGATACTCAGCAGGCAGAATTTAAAGATTTAATGAAGCTCCAGAGAGATACTTTCGATGCACAGGTACGCCAAGTAAATAATGCTATCTCTATCGCTGATCGCGATCACATTGAGCGCACTCGCGAAGCTTGCCTCCAGATGATTGATCGACAAATTCTTCACACTGAAAATAAGATGGCGCGGGCTGGGAAGACCTTTGAACAGACCTTTCAGTTGAAAACCGAAAGCGGAGAGCAGGAAGCAGATATACGGAACACGCTAAAGAATCAAATAATTATGTACACTAACTTACTTAACGATCTTGTTGGATATTCAGTAAGAGTGTCTCAAGATAGCTATAACTCTGCTGAGGATATGTTGATTTCGTTTAGAGAAGAGATGCATAGGATATATGCAAAAAACGGCCGAGGCGATACTGAAGCTGAGTCGTGATGGCTAACTTTCCTTTGTCGCTATAGCGGCTGACTTTGAAGGGGGGGAGGGGTGGAACGAAAGAGTGAGGCGCTAATTCCAGCGAACGTCGAGTTCTGAAATTTGTTGCTGCAGCTGTTCTATGAGTTCAAACCAAGAATCGAAACCATTTGATTCGTTCTGGACCAGAAACAGGTAATAACCTCCGGTTTCACCTGCGCGGTCATCCTGAATTTCTATCGTCCAACCGGCGTATTCGCCAGTCAAAACTGTTCCAGTACGAATGATCTGCATGTGTTGGTCGGAATCCAATGAATGTATGAAATGGCAGCTGTACTTTTTACATCAGCTTGGAAAATATTGGTACTGCGGCATTCTCCCTCGCTACCAGATCATGGGCATTCACAACCTTCATGCCGAGCTCCTTTCCGATATGAACCTCAAGGCTGGCGCCGCGGGAATCCTGCCAGCCGGGCAGGGTGGCCACGGTGTCGCATTCCATCAGCGCCGCGATGTCGCGGCGCATGCATCCGCTCTAGGTGCCTGGTTCTGGGTTGAGCTCGGCGGGGTTTACGACACTGTGCCCAGCGGCGCGCAGGGTGGCGGCCGTGGAATGGAATAGCGGGAAGTTGAGGTCCAGCGTGTTGGTCATGGGACCGCTGAGGTAGATGCGCTTCATGCGACCACCTTCGGCGTGTACGTCAGCGTGCCGTCGAGGATCGCATCCTTGATGGCTTCGAACTCCCAGGCGTAGTACTGGGATTCGACGTAGACGCGCATTTCGCCGTAGTCGTGCTTCTTGCGCTGGATGAACGCTTCGGCGGCATCGCGAGTGAAGTGGCTGTTCATGATTTCCCAACGCTTATTCCAGCCGGTGACGGTGTGGTCATCACGCTCGGCGAGATATTCCCACTGATCGTCCTCGTCCAGATCCATAAAGCTGCACTCCCGATCAGTCATCAGTGCCTGGTCGATCTCTGCGCGCTCCTCGTCGTCGAGGTCTTCCCAGTATTCCTTCGGGCTGAACCACGACTGATCCTCTAGGCACACGACTCGACCCTCGGCGTAGTCGATTTCGTAGCCGTAATCGATTCGCTTGGTCTGCACGGTGAAGATGGCGGCCGCAGTGTGGTGCCATTTACCGCCGGCGCCGTTGCAGTGATAACGAAGGCGTTCGACGAAATCGGTCCAGGTCGAAGCATCAAGCTCGGCGCCGGTCGCCAATGTCGGCAGCGGCTCGGCCTTTTGGTTTTCTGTGGGCATGGTGCGTCCTATGCCGGGGCATGCCCGGGCGGTGGAGGGTGGTGGAGGGTGGTGGGGGATCAGCTACAGTTCATCGATCAACCAAAGGAGAAGGTCATGAGCTGTTTGATATGCGAAGGTGAGGCCGAAATAATCCCGTCTACCGGAGACTACGTAGAAAGAGTGTGTGCGAAATGTGGCCGTTACCGCGTGAGCGGGACCATCGTTTCCCAGTTGGAAACTTTGAACCGAAAATTCGACGTAGAGCAGATGAGGCTTTACGTACAACGGGAGGCGGCTAAGGGTGAGGTTCCGTTAATCACGAGCTACGTTGCTCATCTCCGTTGATCTCTAAGCTGCAGCCTTGAGCGCTTCGAGAATCCGTTGACCAGCAAGCGGCGGCACGGCGTTGCCGGTCATGTGCATGGTCAGTTTGTGATTGTCCGGCCGGAGCGTGTCCTTCGGGAATGACTGAGCGGCCATCGCTTCGTCAGCGCTGATCATCCGCATCATGTCGCCGTCGACGACTGCCCATCGGTCCAGCGTGGTGATGGTTCCAATCGGGCGGTCCAGGCTGCGACCGGTGAGGCCAGAGCCTGAGCCGTAGTAGGGCATGACGAAACGATCGCCAAAGCGCTCGCGGCCATTCTTCACCCGGATCAGCGTCGAGGTGGCGCGGCCTGGCTTGTTGATCGGCGACCATTTTCCGGCGTCGAAGTCGATAATCTCTCGGGCCGGCACGTGCTGGTAGTGGGGCAATTGCAGATGCAGTGGCGCCTTGCTGCGCGAGCAGACCATGAACAAGCGCACGCGGTGCTGCGGGACGCCGAGATCGGCACAGTCCACGATGTGGGGCGCCAGTGAATAACCCAGCCGCTGCATCGCGTCAGCCCATGCCGGGTACAGAATCCAGTCCATGAACTCCGGCACGTTCTCGATCACCGCAAACTCCGGCCGGTTGACCTCGGCGTTCTGCACCGGCGCCCAAGCCGTCGAGCGCGAGTTATCGTGCTGGGGGTTTCCGGCAGACTTGCCGCGAGCCTTCGTGTGCCCTTGGCAGCATGGCGAGGCGAGCATCACATCGTGCTTCGGCACGTCTGCCCAGTTCGCCTGGTGCAGATCCTGACAGGCGTGGATGGTGCCCGGGTTATTGCGGGTGTGCCACTCGACCGCTTCCGGCCAGTGGTTTGCAGCCCAGAGCACATTTAGCCCGGCGTCCTTGCCGCCGCGCGTCCAACCACCGAAACCAGAAAACAAGTCAATTGCTGTGAGCATGCGGGATCCTCGCCGGCTGGCGTGATTCGTAGAAGTGGGGTATTTGTGTTCGGCTTGAAATTTCAGAAAGGCAGAGTTATGAACGGTCTTCACGAGAAGCATTACTTGCTGCAAAACGCTGTAGAGGCATTCATTACCCACACAGGAACGGAGCGAGACAGGGCTGAGAGCGCGATGCGTGAGCTTGGGCCGCTCAAGGCTGAGGACTTCCCAGAACATCTTGAGGCATCTAATTTCGGCCAGGTAGAAGGTTTCCGGAAGCAGCTTCGCTCCGGCAATATTTCCGAAGAGGGTTTGAAACGGCTTCTTTGCAACATTTGGGCGCTTTATAAATCAGTCTCGGCGTCAAGGGATGCAGCCTTGCGAGATTCAACGCAATAGTTGAGGGTGGGTTAGGGCGTGTTGCTCGCCCCACAGTTCCGGCAGTCTTCGCGATAGCGCTGCGCGTCGCTTATGAAGCGACCGCAACCATCGCAGTGAACATCATCATTTTTGGCCTACTCGCCTTGGGCAACTTGATGCCGGTGCCGCGCAGGGCTTCCCTGATGTGCACGTCATCGCGTTCGACCAAACGGCGGCTATGCGCGTCGATGTAGGGCTTGGGCCAAACCACTGCACCTGATTGACTGAGCTTTCCGATCCAGATCAAGCTGTGAGCCCTCGGTACTACGGCTGCCTTCGACAAGTCGCTCGTAAATACACCATTTTCACAAAGCCAAATGAGGTTGTTCCCGTTCCAGCACTGCGGCTTCTGGATGTAAAACTCGGCTGCATCGGGGTGCTGCTCCAGCGCTTCGCTCAAGGCGACATCTTGGCAATCGACACCGACTCGCGCCCTGGCGTCGACATAGTCCTTTGGCCAGGGAATGTCAGTGTCGCGGTGATCGCAAGCGCCGTCCTTGGTGAACACTTGGGCCTTGGCAAGGTCGGTGACATACCCGGAGCCGCCGAAGCCCCAGAACGACAACCCGTCCCCAACGTAGGCGTGGTTGCGACTGTCTTGCAGGTAGAACACATCGTCCATGGACTTGCTCCAGTCAGGCGCCGCCCTCCGTGACCGGTGGTGGCAATTTGGTTTGAATTCGTGTTTGATGGTCGACCGGCGTGGGGCCGCGCAAGGAGCATTTACGTAGTGAAAATTTTTATCAGCTGGTCTGGCAATCGTAGTAGGGCGGTAGCTGAAGTCCTAAATGATTGGATAAAGTGCGTCCTGCAAGCTTCCGAACCTTGGATTTCAACGCGTCATATTGACCGTGGCTCATTATGGTTTACAGAAATCAACGAAAAGCTAAGAGATATAAGTGTTGGCATCGTTTGTTTGACTCAAGAGAATAAGGATAAACCTTGGATATTGTTTGAGTCTGGTGCATTAGCAAAGGGACTTAGCAGTAACAGAGTTTGCACGTTTTTAGTAGATTTGCAGCCCGGTGATTTAACTGATCCTCTTGCCCAATTCAATCACACAAAGCCAGATAGAAATGGTGTGTGGGAGCTGATTAGAACACTTAACTCCTGCCTACTTGAAAAATCGCTAGATGAGCGTGTTCTGGAAAAAGCATTTGAGGTTTATTGGCCAATTTTTGAAGCCGAGTTCGCTAGCGCTCTTAATGCTAATGAACCGGAGAAGCAAGCAAAGCCTCGGGCTAAAGAAGATGTACTGATGGAGATCTTGTCGGTAACGCGCGATATGAGTAAGCGCGTAGGGGCCCTTGAAAGTCATCAGCAGAGCTCTGCTCCAGCGACTCGACTTATAAAGCCTACACCATCCCGTGTAGATATATTGAAGATGATGCGTTCAGGTATTTCCATAGCTGACGTTGTCAACAGTCAAATTAGACGGGGTATTGACCCCAAAGTGGCGGTGGATTTCGTGAATGAAGTGCTCATGGAAAATGCAGCTGTATTGAAAACTCATCCAGCCAACCAAGAACATGAAGATGTATAAAGCTACACACAATGTTCCAGTAATAGGCTGCTCATAGCGCGGGCTCGACGATTTCGTCTTCTGGCTTGCCCGGCGTTTTGTGTAGCTCGCGCAGGCTTTCATTCCCAAACATCCGCGCCACGTTTTCGCTGATCTGCACTTTGTGGCGCGGACTTTCCATCGCTTGGAATGACAGGGTAGGCCCGAGCGCATGAGCGTTCAGAATACGGTTCTGCACTGCCTCGCTCATTTCCTCGATGCCGTTCCATGCCATCAGATCATCAAGCTTCTGTCGGGTGCCGAGTCTGACCCGGTGACGCAGTTCCTTCTAGTCGTACTCGATCCGCTTCTCGGCTGCCTTCGCCGATCGCTCTTGTCCAGTCTTGGCCATGGCCAACCTCTTTTATGCCACTGGCCGGCAGCGCCAGCCAGGTCTGTCGTTTGCGTTGCTGGGGTCTGGAACGTCTCACGCTGCGACCTTCACCTGGTGCCAGGCGCCGGCGGCGTAGAACAGCTTCGCGGCTTCGGCTTCGGTATCGATATCGGCGAGGCAACCGCAGATGACGAAGCCGAACAGGCTGCATTGGTGCTCAACCTGAAGGCGTGGAAAACGTACAAGTTCGCGCTGGGCAAGGTGACTGTGCAGCCGACTTGGTATGCCGCACCGGTTTGGCCGGCTGAGCCTCCTACCCCGGTAATCGTCGCCGCGCCAGAGGAGTTCGGCGCCGTTTGATGAAGTGATTCAAGCCTGCATTACGCGGCCCGCCATCGAGCGGGTATTTTTTTGCCTGGAGAAAATTGATGACTGCAACCGAGAAAGAGCGCGACGTCCTCGCCCGCACGCTGTGGGGTGAGGCTCGCGGCGAAGGGACGGCCGGCCAGATTGCCGTGGCCTGGACGATCAAAAACCGCGTGAATGACGGCAAGGCAAATTCGTGGTGGGGGGAGGGCTATGCCGGCGTCTGCCAGAAGCCCTATCAGTTCAGTTGCTGGAACAAGACCGACCCGAACTATCATTTCCTGATCGGCGTGAAGCAGATTCCGTTTCGTGAGCTGGCGCAGTGCCGGATCGTTGCTGACCAGGTAATCGACGGAAAGGTGCAGGATCCAACCGGCGGTGCCACGCATTACTACGCCACCAGCATCAAGGCGCCGGCATGGTCGGCGAAGGCCAAGCAGACGCTCAAGCTGGGCGGGCACGTCTTCTTCAAGGATGTGCCGTGATGGTCGTTCCTTGGAAAGCGTTAGGCGTGCTGGTGTTGGTTCTCGCCGGCTTCGGCAGCGCCTGGCAGCTTCAGGACTGGCGCTACGGCAAACAGTTGGCCGAGCAATCCCGGTTGCACGCCGAAACCCTCAATCAACTGACCCTCGCCAGCGCCGCCGCCCAACAGGCCGAGCGGGACAAGCGGCTGGCGCTCGAGCAACGACTCGCGGCCAGTGACAAAACTCACTTCGAGAAAATGACCAATGCCCAAAAAGACCAAGATCGCCTGCGCGATCGCCTTGCCACTGCTGATGTGCGGCTGTCAGTCCTCATCGACGCAGCCGACTCTGCCAAAGGCTGCGGTCTGCCAACCACCGCCGGCGCCGGCGACGTGGATCATGCAGCCGTACGAGCCAGACTTGACCCGGCGCATGCTCAAAGAATTATCGCCATCACCGACACCGGAGACCGGGGGTTGATCGCGCTGCAGGCGTGTCAGGCATTCATCAAAGAGATAGAGGGTGGGGAAGGTAGGTTATTTCAATAATCCTGATTAATTATTGTACTTCGAACAGACCACTCCGAGCCAATTTTATAGGCTACTATGCAGCTTTAGGTTTTTTCTAAAATGGTGTGAGATGTTAGAAGGATTTCTAGGTGCCTTAGTCGGTGCTGTGGTTGCAGCTGTAGCAACTATGCTCGTTGCTAAATGGCAGTTAAAATTAGTTTCAGAGAACCACGCTCAGTCAACGGAACAGCTAAGGCGACAACATGAGGAATCTACGAAGTTGGTTGCAAATAACCATCGAGAGTCCCTTGAAGAGCAAAATCGTATAATAAAAGAGACCTTTTCTCAGCAGCTTCTTCTCCAAGCTCACGAGAAGCGGATTCAGCATCAAATTGAATTCTTGAGCCGCCTTGAGCGAGTTGTGGAAGAAGACGCCTGGAGTGCATTTTTGAAGGGGCATTTGCTCAGGAATGGTGGCCCGGAAGGGCTTGATGTACAGAAAGCCCTTGAATTCGCAGTCGAGGTTAGAGTTTTTCAAGATGAGGTTTCGAAGACTGTTCGCAGATTTGACAGAGTACTAGCCGAGAATGCTCATCTCGAAGAGTTTAGTGAAACTCTTCGCCCCACTCTAAATTTCCAAGGTCGCTTTAATGAACCGATTGCACGACTTGTTTTAACTCTTGAGGGATATCCACAAAATCCATCTCAGGAGATTGCTGGTTTCATCAGGGATAAGTTTCATAACTTTTCTCAAGCCGTAGATGAATATGAAAAATGGATACAAATATGTCGTGGGAGCTTTCAAAGCTTCCGCACCCGGATTTACTCAGGGGAAGTTGTAAAATAGAACGCCGAAATTTTGATCCCTTCCGCGAAGTTCGAATGAGCTCTCAGCGTGAACCAGGTGGCGCCGGCTTCGTCACAAAACCTTTCCCGGCGCAGGTCGGACAGTCGTCTCGTGCTCCAAAACGATTGAGGCAGGCAGGGCACATGCAGAAGGCGGCCGACTCGATGTGAGGCCGCATCTTTTTAAAGGCGCGCAAATCCCGTTCCTCCTGGGCAACCTGAGCCGCATCTATGAGTGCCCGAAAGGCATCAGCATCAGAGAGAGGGCGGTGCGTGATCCCGCCGATCATTCGTTCGGTCTCGATCAGTTGGTACCGGCGCCCATTCATTTCCAGAACTAAGCCTGAAATCTTCCCAACCTTTCGGGAAAGCCCCAAGGTCAGTCGCACACCATCCGCGTCGGAGTAGACCTTCCCGTCGTAGGCGAAGGAAGCGCCGCGCGGTTCGTCGTTGGCGAACTTGAATATCGACCGGCTTCTCGTGCCCAGCAGATTCCCGTTGTCGATCTGAACGACGTCGTAGATCGAGGCGCCGCGGTAGTGCTCGGGCGAGTTCTGCAGCTCCTCGACGGCGTGCCAGTACGCGGCGTCTGCCATCTCGTTCATGTCGAACTGCTCAAGCCGGTCGAGCAGGCCCTCGTCGAGGAGCGTAGCTGCCATCTCGTGGAGGGTTTCCCGATGCCCCTCTGGGTTTTGCATACGGAAGTCCTGATCGTCGAGAGTCGCGCGCCATCGCTGGAGCCGTAGGTTTTTTGCCTGGTCGAAATTCATGCTGAGGGGTTCGCTGTACAAATGCTGTATGCATGTACAGTAATCTAGGCGGGGTAGGTGGGCGAGGGTGAGGCGACGAACTGCAGCGTTGCGGCTACTTTCGGCCAAAAGCTGACGTTCATTATCGGTAGCTTTCGACTATTCTCTGGTATACCTCACTTTATGCTAATGAAATAGATGCCATAACTGATGCCTTCAATGCCGAAGATCAGCTATAAACAGCAAAAATAGCTTTTAGGCTGGTAGTTATGACCGGTCATATTATGATGCGGCTTTTTTAAGATATCTGAGCGTTACGATGAATCAGGCGCACTCACTGAGAGCGCCGTTTGTGCTAAACGAAAAATTTTTAATCGACATATCGAAAAAATTTACCCGACGGCAAACACAACGTAAGGTCCGTAGCACAAGCTACAGCCCGAAACAGGAGACAGGATGTTAGAGCGATTTCAAGGCGAATCTGGCCGGAGGCTTACGGTTGATGCCCTTCTTTCCCAACGACTGGTTTCAGGAAACCGTGAGCTTGCGGAGTATTTCGCCGACAACGTGGAGCTTCTTGAAGTAGCTGTCGGTGATGTTTTGATTGAGCAAGGTGGCTCAGATAACGACTTGTATCTGATTCTGACCGGAGCTTTTGACGTTGTCGTTAATAAGCGTCGTGTTGGTCGCCGGTTTTCTAGTGATCATGTGGGCGAGATGGCTGCTATAGAGCCGTCTCAACCCAGATCAGCGACAGTCGTCGCCACGGAAACGAGTGTCGTCGCTCGTGTCGCGGAAATGCATTTTTCTGAAGCAGGTCAGCGTTATCCCGAAGTCTATCGTTGCATCGCTCGGGAGCTCTCAAAGCGACTTTATCAACGTAACGCGCATGTCGGCGCAGTGCGTGAGCGAATCAAGATCTTCATTATCTCCTCTGCTGAATCACTTGGCGTCGCGAGAGCGATTCAGACCGCTTTCGGTCACGACGACTTTATTACTACCATCTGGACGGATGGGGTTTTCCGGGCCACGAACTATCCGTTGCAAAGCCTATTGGATGCCGTTGATGATTCCGATTTCGCGGTAGCTATAGCGCATGCTGATGACATCGCCGCATGCCGGGGCCAACAATGGCCCGTCCCCCGAGATAATGTTGTGTTTGAGCTTGGCCTGTTCATGGGACGACTCGGCAAAGAGCGTGCGATTCTGATGGAGCCGCGCGATCTCGATGTCAAATTGCCTAGTGATCTCTCCGGCATTATGACGATTATTTATCGGTATGCGCCTGGTGGTGACACTGCGGCGCTGATGGGACCTGCCTGTAATCAGCTCCGAGATCACATTCTTCGGCTTGGACCAAACAATTAGGAATAATTAATGGCATTGGCGGATGATCTAAAAAAGTGGGTCGGGGAAACGTTCACGAGTGCATGGGATGCCCAAGAAACCACCGGGGTGCCAAACCCCGAAGATTTACGTTTGAATTCGAATCATGCGAAAGATCTTAGTTCAGCGACTGTTCTTTACGCAGACTTGGATGGGTCCACCGATATGGTGAACAGATACAAGTGGCAGTTCAGCGCGGAAATTTACAAGGCATTCCTTAAATGCGCATCCGACATCATAAAAAGTGAAGGGGGTGTAATCACAGCATATGACGGAGATCGCGTCATGGCGGTCTTTACTGGGAACTCAAAAAATACATCTGCTGCCCGATGCGCTTTGAAAATTCACGGTGCAGTAATAGATATCATCAGGCCTGCTTTAAATAAAACTTACAATACAAGTTTTGTTTTGAGGCACGTTGTTGGTATCGACACCAGTCAACTTAGAACAGCTCGGATTGGAGTGCGTGGTGACAACGATTTGGTATGGGTAGGTCGAGCTGCAAACTATGCAGCAAAACTCACAAGCCTTGCAGACAAACCAACCCGCATTACAGAAAGCGTCTATGAAATGTTGGCAGACGAATTGAAGTATAGCAACGGCCAGAGCATGTGGGCTCGGGAATACTGGGAAGATATGAAAATTTGGATGTACACCTCAACATGGAAATGGGCGCTGTAAACTATCGTTGATCCGTATAAGGTCGTTATCCCTCGAAGATAAAGCCTGTAGAAACATAACCAAGGAGAATCTCAGATGACAAATGCAGTGGTATGGTTTGATCATACCTCCTCGAAAGTATGGGCAGTAGCGGATTCCTTACTTACGGCGCAAACTACTTCTGCTGGGCAGACATCCACAAGCAGAGTCACGGATCAAGCGATGAAAATCCTGCGATTACGAGTTGGTGCTTGGGGAACTCTTTCACGCTCTATTGTAGGCGGTCCGGTGATCTGCTACGACGTAGGCCTTGTATATGCAGGCGCGGTGACCCCTGCGCTTATGACTTATTCAGCAGCGGCGATGATGCTGCCAAATCTACATCCCCAAACCGTAGAAGACAGGAGGATCTTTACTCCAGACCTCACCGCTGTTGCTGACTTGATCCGACACTTATCCGAACGTTATACGCGCGACGCCAGTGTTGGCTATAGCAATAATAGAGCGCCGTTTTGTGAGTTTGTAATATTCGCCATCCCGCCAGACGATAAGCTTAATGATCTTCCTCTGGATTGCTATTGGATTCATCCGAAATTCAGTTCTAGTGGGGAATTTTCTCAAATTGCTGAGAAGGTCGACCTACTTGGCGGAGAAGTGGCCGTTATTGGTGACGATACGGATAGTCTTCGCGCAGACATTGATCGGTTGTTGGCTTGTCCAGATGGCACCTATAAAGGTAGGGAACCACGAGTGGCGCTGGAAGAAAGAATGCGAGCTAGAATGCATGACACTGTAGGTGGCACCTTGCAGTTTGGAATACTGGAGAATGGGCGAATGCACTTGTATGGAGCGATGCACGACCAATATGGTGAGCCAGTTCAGAACTGGCTTGGGTTCGACTTCAAGGCGGAGATAAATTCAATCCTCGGGATGCAAGTGAGAATACCTTCCCTAGACTAGTATGGATTCATTTGATGGGATTCCATCGCTATGGTCGACAACGGTCGTCGGTGATAGGCAAAGTCTCGTCATCATCTCCCTTCTAGCTATTCTAAAGCAGCGAACGACACCCGCCCAGGATAGACACCATGCGCGACCTTCGATTCAGCCGTACCTTTACGCTGCTACAGCAAGAGGGGCACCTAGCCAGAGCATCTTTGTTGACGGGGATTGACTTACTTTTAAAAGCGAATCTTGATGAAAGGAAAATAGGTAATTTCTATTCATCGTTCTTTCAGCTCACAATTGGAATCGAACGTATTTTGAAGCTTGTGGTCATTGCCAATCACATGCTCGAAAATAACTACAAACCTCCAACTGATGCTGAGCTAAAAAGCAAATACGGACACAATATTAAGGCTACTTATCTATATGCGCTTTCCGTACGAAATAAATGGGGGCGCAAGAAAGTCGCACCTCCGATTTCTGGCAGCATAGAAGATAAAATTCTCGACTTTCTAGAAAAATTCGCTAATAAAGCTCGCTATTATAATCTACGCGAACTCAACAACACTACAGCTGATCGAGGGCCGCTGGGAGACTGGTACTCAATTTGCAAAAAAATTGCGAATGTTGAAATTGGTTTCGGAAAAATCAGTAAAGATTCCGAGCGCATTATGCATCAAATGGATGAAGCGGGGATTGTTGGCTACTCTGCCACTTTTGATTTCGACGGACATCCGATGACGCTGTTCGACGAATACTGGAGAATGCATCTAATTGAGAAAATTGCGCCACATATGGTTTTTAAAGTTGTGCAATTTATCACTCCGCTGTATGACGCCCTCAGATACATTTCTTTCGAGGCAATGGACTACGAAAATAATCATCAACTCAAACTGCCAGTGATTCCACACCTGTACGAATTTTTTGTTTTCGCGCTTGCGACCAAGCCATCTGCTCTGCGTAGAAAATCATGGGCACGGACCTTCTTAGATTAGCTAGGCAAAAAGGGAGACAAATTTCGTAATGCTTACCGTCCGCTTTTGGCCGATTGGCGCCTGTCGCGAAGTGCGGTTACTGACCCATGCGAGACATCACTTCACGGGCCACTGGTGTAGATGAGCAGGGCTATGAATGCTGCGAATGGAGAGAGCAGAATCAGCGCGCCGACGACAACTGCCCAGCCCCAGGCAAAACCACTTTCTCCCTTGAAGCGGCCGCCGCTCAAGAGGCTCAGTACGTAGACGCCAACACGATGAGCTATCAAATCGAAAATGAAGTCCATTTGACCCTCACGCCTCCTAGTCGTGTTCCTAGATATCTCCGAACGATATTTCTGGCCGACTATTCGTCAGTCGGGCGTCATCAGCACTGCAAGCGCCATCTTGATGAACTCTTCGTTCTTGTCGATCGCCCAGAGCGCGCCGCGCACATCCTCGGCGACGTCGGCCGATCCGCGTTGTTCGACCCAGTTCGACAGCTCCATGATGGCGGCTTTGAGGGCAAGCTGATTTTCGTTGATCTTGAAGAGCAGGGAAGGGAGCAGATCTGAGTTCGGCATTTTGGTTTCCTCCGTGAAGAAACCAGAGTAGCAGGGGATTCATTGTCGGCAGAACGCCGGAGGAGGGCAAACCGCTGAATCATGCAGAATCGGCATGCTACGAGTTTACAGTAGCCGATAAGATAAGAAATTCTACGCGGATTTGAGAGCTTTTATTCGGGCCGCAATCGTTTTACGGAATGCGGAAACATTGGGCTGTATGGCAGGTTTTTGAGCTTGATTGCGGCCCAGAAAACCTATCACAACGCGCGGCCTGATTGATTTCCACTCGGGACTTAAAATCCCCCGCTCGTAAGGGCGTGCCGGTTCGATTCCGGCTTCGGGCACCATGAATATCAAGGGCTTGCGTGAGGTTTCTCATGCAGGCCCTTATTATTTGTTTTCCGCAATTTTTGAGTCTGCTCCGCGACCTAATTGGTCGGGCTGATTTTTGTGCCGATCCTTTCCAGATTTAATTCTCGCTCATTACTGCGGAAGTCCCTGAGCTGGTACTTGGCCTGCATGATGTCGCCGCTTGTTTCTGCTTTTGTCAGCGCCGGCCCAGCCACGAAGTCTTACAAACCTTTTTTCTCTACTCGTGCAGCCTCGCGCGCCGCGTCAAACCTCCCTCGCAAAGAAGCTGAAGGAAGGCGAACCACAGGCGATGCACCAGGTTTGAAAGGATTGCCATTGGCCGACGCTGCGCAAAATCACCTAGGCGCGATTGAGGAAGCTTGTGGGGACTGCTGTTTGTCTGGGCGACACAAGCCCGGATCAACACCGCCAATTACTACCTGGCAACGTTGAACATGCAGGCGTTCTTCGGGCATTTTGGCGTGCGCGGTTCGTATTTGCTGTGGGCGTTGGTGGTCGGGGTAATCGTGTACGGCTTGATGCTCGCAGAGGGGTTTGCCTACCTGCTCAAGGCGCTGGCCTATCAGGGGATTTTCGTCGTAGCCGTATGGTGTTGCAATCCGCCGATTATCTCTGCCGGGGCGAACGGTAAAAATTGCAAAGACTGCTCTATACAGGCGCCGTTGCCGGATTCTGTATAGAGCGGAGTTGGCTGTATGGACTATGTATCGAGGTAGCTCTCAAGTAGCTTGATTCTTGGAACCATTTGGCGCTCGAAACTGAACTCTCGGAGGATGGCCTGGCGTCCAGATTGGCCGAGTTGGTAAAGCTCCTCTCGATTGTCCATGTAATACTGGAGGCGAGCGCAGATCATTGCGTAATCACGATTGATGATTTCCATCTCTTCAGGGGCGAAAATACGGGAGCCATCAAGATTCTGGTTCATGCTCTGGAAATCAGTCAGTAACATTGCAACGCCCTGCAGGCCCGCTTCGACGACACAGGTAGTCGGGAAGCCATCAAAGGATTCCGGGTAGGCTGGATCAAGTGCGGAATGTTGAATGTTTGGCGAGAGTATTACATCCATGGAAGCATAGAAGTCCGGGAAGAACGTTGCGGGCCTTGTTCCGTAAAACGTTACGTTACGCGCATCGCCCAGATCTATTATTGTCGCGTCGAACCCGCCGACGACATGGAAGTTGATTGATGGGTTGTTCGAGAAAGCTTTAATAACATCTGCAAAAACGTCATAGCCCTTTTCTGCACCGATGGCCGAATAGCGCTGCGCAACGAAGCAAACGTTGATGGCAGAATGATTGATAGAGCGCGGCAGGGGAGGCATCTCTGAATACAGTTCAGGGATGATTCCGCCAAAAATATGAACTATTCGTTCGGGACCACAGAAACCCTTGTCTATCAGATACCGGTAGGAGGTTATCTGGGTGGTGATTATTTTTTTAACCTTTGGGTTATCACAGAGACGCCGCAGCGACTCATCGGATCGCGGGTAATTGGGGGCAAAACCACCCCCTGGATAGAGAGTGAAAACAAGATGATCAGCTGAGGGCACACCAATCTGGGTGAAGAAAATATCGGCAAGATTCAGGAATACGCAATAGGCTACCTTGGGGTTGCCGATGTGATTTCTATCGAAGCGCCGGAGTCTTTCCTTGCTGATGTCGTTTGCTTTACAGAAGTCATCGACCTGATTCGAAAGTGCACTCTGCTCGCCAAAGCTGAACAGCTTTGCGTCGGGGCGGGTCTGCACGGAGCTGTCTTTAATCGACGTCAGATAGGTGGAAAACTCCCCATAGCGAAAAGATGAAATTTTCGAGGGGAACGCTGAATCAAGGAGCAAGAGGCGTGTTTCTGATGGTGGCGCAGTGTTTACTGCTTTTGCGTCAAGTATTTGATTTTTGGCGCTTCTGCAAATGCTCTCCAGTTCGGGTTGCAAGCCGTGAAGCTCCGGGTTCCTGGCAAATTCCTGTTCTGCAAGGCTTATTTCCCCCGCCTCGAACAGCAAATCTGCGTATATCGCGGAAAGGACCTGCGACTCAGGAAAGAACGACAGGAGTTTTGCTGTAAGCGCTTTGATCTCATCGATGCTTATTGTGCTTTCGTACCTTATCCAGCAGCCAAAGAGGAACGAGGCAGCCTGTTCAAAATATCCTGCTAGAGATGTCGCTGGTGTGCTGCCTGGCAAGGCATCACTGTACAGCGTAGCCGCGGCTGAAATCCGCTCATGGGTTCCGCTTTCCAGCTCTAGAATGATATGCAGTGTAAGCGCCATCTGATCCGATGAGTTGTGCTCCAGCGCGAGAGAAACTCTCTTCATCGCATCAGCGGAGCGCAGGTTCAATGGGTAACGGCCTTCACCATGTCCTGCATCAATATAGTGCTGAAGCGGATCGACCCCCGCCGCCTGAATGTCCGGGTATTGTTTCAAGTAGAACTCTTTGTCGAGAAGCGCCTCGCACATTAACGCATGGGCGTTTTGCACATTGACTGGCGTTTCCTCAACTCGTTCAGGAGCTGTTTCGTTCGCGGTTGCGTTGATTTTGGCTTTTTTGCCGGAGAAAAAACGGAACAATCTTTCCATTCGTCTAACTGTCCATAAGGTTTAAAGTTAACGGCGGCGTGCCACCGTTAAAATTTTGATGCTGGAAATCTTCTTGTTTCCAGAACCGCTTATTGGCTAACTTTTGCTTCCGCAGCATTTGTTGATCCTATGCGACCGGCAATAGTTTTGCCGAGGGCAATACCAGGCAGCTCAACGAAACGGTAAACCAGATAGCTAAAGGTATAGGTGAGCAATATTACGATTAGCCAAATTGCCAGCGTGCCGGATATAAGTGACCATCCCGATCCCTTCGCCGCCATGCCGATCCGGGAGCCAACGATGGCAAGGAATAGGCCATGGAACAGATACACTGAATAGGAAACATCTGACATAAATGTCACAACCCTGCTGCGGCAAACCGTCTCTAGTACAGTCAAGTAACGTGCTACAGGACGATAGGGCACCAGCATGATTGCGATCAACGCCACCAGAGCGGTGAGGTAAAGTACTTGGTATCGGTAAATGTCGCCCAGCTTAGTGCACATTAGAAGTGCCAATAACACGTAGGCGGCTCTGTGCCATTTCGATGAGTTCGATATTGATGCGGCGCGATAAATCAATATGCCCGCGACAAATATCGGCAGTTTGAAGAACAACATAGAGGGTTCAAAAAAGAAATTGGCTTTGCCAGCGGCTACCGCTTGGTCAAATAGCCACATGAATGCGTACGAGAAGAGCGCCAGCGCGATTGCTGTTTTCCCCGTGCCAAATCGCTTCATCGCCAGGTAAATGAAAGGAAATACGACGTAAAATTGCATTTCCAGACTGAGACTCCAGTCCGGTAAAAACGTCGAGAAAGAATAGGTGGGAAAAAGACCGAATAGAAACGAGATGTGAAGCAGCAGATTGCCAATGGTGTAATTTGTTCTTGCTGGATCATAAACCCAATCACCTTGCCAGAGGGAGGGGTTCAATTCGCGCAGATGTGTATAACCACCAAGATAAATTGGCGCGAGGGCGACGACTAGAAACAGACAAAGATAATACGCAGGGGCCAATCGGAAATAACGACGCACGTAAAACCGTAGCCAGTTGGCAGGGTTTGACATCGGCTCGGTCGTTTCACGAGCCTGAACGGTATAAGCCATCAGTAGTCCGGACAAAACCATGAAGAGGTCAACAGCAATTTTGGGTGCTGGAACCGACATCTCCAACCATGAACCGCCCCAAATGAAACAGTGTCCGGTGACTACCCAAAAAGCCGCGAAGGCTCGGATACCGTTCAAAAAAGAGGTGTCTCTATTCATTTTTGCAACTTTCCATCCAGCGCGGGTTAAGCGTTAATCTTAACACGATGCCACTGTCTGATTTTTAGTCCCGCCCGTCGTGGGATACTTCTTTGCAGAAACAGCTGATCAGAGCATCTGAACCTCAAGCCAATCCCCCGCGTCAGACCAACAACTCCAAGGTATCAAACAACCTGACATCCTCCGCCCGCGCCGAACGCGCACACCGGCGGATCACTTGGATCAGACATTCGACAAAACACTGCGCCGCCACGCCCAACTACACGTTGCGGGTGGTCACGATACAACGAATCGGTTTTTTGTCGAACATAGGCTCCATCCTCTGCGACCCGATGTATGCGCTTGGGGCTCCAATCTTGCCGACCATGCTTGAGTCACCACGTCAGAACGGTCGTTTTGCCTTGAATCACGTAGCGCTCCTGAGCCTCTTTATACTCAACTCGCCGTTTTCGACTTGATCGAAGACAGACAATTTGAAGGTCAGCGTGTATCCGCGCTGACTGCGCCTTTTTGCTGATTCCAGTACGTCCTCCTGAAAAAAGATCAGAAGCTGTAAACCTGATTCCGGACGGGACACTGAGAATAAAAAAGGGGCCGAAACATTCGACCCCTTTTTTGTGCGTCAAACGAAGCGTTGTTGAGCAAAGCCGCGCGGTAAACGCTGGCGGCCGCCCATTGCAGTGAGACGTTCCTGCCACTCGGTACGCCAGTTCACCAGGCTGTGGCTGGTGTTGGTCTGGCGCGACGCTCGGCGTGCCGCATTACGTTGATCCTTGCGGGCTTGTTTATACGCATCGGTATTGCGGCAGCTGCGGCACTTGACGCGATTGAGTTCGCGGCTCGCCGTGAGGTGTTGGCCCTTGTGACCACAGGCCAGATGTCCATCTACATTGAAATGAATAACCAT